CCAAAAATATTACAAATGGCTCATTATCTAATGATTCTTCTGATAGTGCATTTGAATCTGCTAGTGTGGGATAATTTAGCTTCATGCCAATAGTATCGGTGATCATAATTTTAGAGTTGTGTCCCTCTGGAATTTCATACCTAACTTTAGTAAGATTCAATTTATATTCTGTGTCGGTGTTACATGGTACTCCATCAACTTCGTTCTGGCAATTGAAGATCAACTTAACGCTTTCACCAACGGATTTAGACCTAAGAGTTAAAAAAATCATTTCAATGTCAAACATCGGAAGGTCTAATACATCTAATTTATCAATCACACAATTATTAATAATCTGCACAATGGAATTGCGTATTTCATTTGTATCTTCTGATTCTTTAGCTATCAGTAATAATTTTTCCTCTCTAACAAGAAATGGACGGAATTTAACCTTACGATCTAATGATTTCAAATAAATCTCAAATGTGGGGTATTCAATTTTTGGGAATGTCATATTATTTCACCTTTTAAAAAATTATCGTCCAGATGGTGCGCCAAATCGTACTCGTTGATCTAGGTTGCCTTTCACCGAAGACGAAGGCGCACCGCCTGCCGCATCGGGTATAAACTTATCATAAATTTGTTTCAATAGATTCTTTTCCAAGTTCCAAGTTCTATAATGAAATGTTATATTTAATCTATGAACGTCAGCGTCACCCCAATTAAGAGGCTGTGATGCCAATGCGACAGGAAAACATTCCTCAAATGTAAACCGTGCTGATGGAACACCAGTATCATGAAATTGGATTACCTGAATAGTTCCAATATAATCATCACGATATTTAGCCGTACCAGCCGGTCTTCGTTCATGGGAAATTGGCACATGATTAGCATTCAAAACTGATTCTTCAAATTTTTCTGTATACGATGTGGTAGTGTCTTTTCGTTGAGTGCCTTTTGGAAGGATGAATTCCATCCAATCATCAAAAAACTTACGTTCCCACATATCACCAGCACATATAAAAGTAAGTTGTAGTGGTTCGAATACGGGAGTCGCAGCTACAGTAAATGGCGAACCAAAAACCTTCTGTTCCATTGTGTTGATTTGATATCCCGGTAAACTAGCTTGTTCACATTGTAATGACAAACCAGCAGTATTAATTCCTTTACCAATTTTCTTGAGATATGTTTGTCCAATAAGACCACTGAACAATCCACCCGATATTAAATTGTCGGGTTGATAGATAAGTACCAAAAATTTAGATGGTTTTGCGAAATCGGCATGAAGTGCGTAATTAGCTAAGAATGCATCTGGAAACATTGGTTATACCTTAAGTGTTGTAGTGGAAGCGTTCGAATGGCAATAACACAGCAAGTTCCCATTCATCGGGTTCAATATAGATCATTGGAGATTCCATATATTCTATCAAATATCTTTTGATGCATGGTCGCATAATCTCATAACGTTTAATGCCGTTCAAAACAGAATAAGACAACTTAAATCTAGTCGAGTTATCGTATTTATCATTAGTTATGAAATCGTGTAGCATTTGTAACAAAGCGAGTCTAGCACCGGGATCAAGATAGTGTAAATTTAATCCTAAGAAACCGTCTGGGTAAATTTCCATCGGCAGGACAATAGGAAATTGGTCCCACATCGGTAAAGTTTCTTCACCCTTTGGACGATAATGATACGTGTACATGCGACCTATTAGGGCATGTGCGGTTGCTTTCCGGGGATCGTTAAGGATGTTCGATCTATTGGTGGCAATCTGTACCCTGTTGATTACCTGTCCGTACCATAATCTAGCCTCTTTGGTGCGCGGTGCAATGCCAGCACCTTTCATTTGCTGATGTAATTTGTCCCAAACGGACGGTGCAGGGACTTTCGATAATTTCATGTAAATCCTCTTGAAATCATATATATAAAGATCATCTGTTATTTATGTCGTTCAGGGAACTAAATTATGGCGTATTCGGGACGGTTTAGACCCTCTAATCCAAAAAAGTATACTGGCGACCCAACTAACATAGTTTACAGGTCTGGAATTGAACTAAGATTTATGTCTTATCTAGACAGCAATCCCGGTATAGTTAGCTGGTCTAGTGAAGAAACTATCGTGCCTTACTTCGATGGGGCAACTCAGAGATACCGGCGTTACTTCCCCGATTTTCTTGTGGTGGTCAAGAATGGGACTGGTACGGTGACTCAACTAATTGAAGTTAAGCCTGCCAAGCAGCTTTCGCCACCAACTGGCACGTTGCATACAGACGGCAGAAAGAATAGACGATTACTCAAAGAGCAATTGACTTATATTACCAATCAATGTAAATTCAAAGCCGCTACAGCCTATTGCGAAGATCGCGGGTGGAAATTTAAAATTATAACTGACAAGGACATTCAAGGACTCAAATAAAAAGGGGAGCCGAAGCTCCCCCTTTCATTAACGATCCAACGGTTTGTCAGTCGTTAGTCACTTTTATTACCATTACCAATCTCAAGCATAATTGCAGTATTAGTCAATAATATTGAACCAGCCAATAGTAGCGGTGGTCCCCATATGGGGTCACGTTCAACAATTGCCAACACCCAACAAGCAGCGCCAACCAATGAGAAAATCATGGCTACCGCATATTTGATTTCCCACTTCCATTGCATAACAATTACTCAGCAGCCAACTTGTTAAAGTAAGACAGATCATCATCATCACCAACCGTTACGGCTTCAGCCGTTGGTCGTGCCGCAGCAGTCCGTGGTTCAACCCAAGGAGCAGTTTCATCGTTAGATGGTGTTGCTACTCGTGCTGCGCCAACTGAGCCAAGCACACGCGCCAAGTTCTTTGCCAAATCTTCATATGGCTTGAACTGATCCGGTGCATCGAATTCCTTAATGGAATGTTCGCTTTTCCAAAGCTTTTCAATTGCCTTGTCGTCAGCAAATACTGGTGACTGCACATCAAATTCAGACTTATCATAGTTGCGGTATCCCTCAACCTGACGAATCTTGACCTTGAAATTTGCACCCTTCCAGAAATCAAACGGGTTCATTGGTGTTTCGTCTTCGAACTGCGGAGTCAGTTTTTCCTGAATCTTGTTGAAGATTTTCTTACCAAAGCGGTATAATTTCACAGTGCCTTCAAACTCAGGGTGCTTTGCATCTTGTACAACAAGAATGTTCGCAATATAAGTCAGCTTACGCTTTTGCTTACGCACGATTTCTTTGTTGGCATCAATGCCAGAGTTCCAAAGTTTGGAGTTATGTTCGCAAGCAGGACACTTGCCACCTTTTGTAGTTGGGCAGTTTTCGATATACCAACCTGATGCTCCCTGAAAACCATGACTGAAAAGTTGGACCCACGGAAGGGCGTCTTCTCCATCAACGGCTGGTGCATCTAGAAAACGAATTACAGCGTAACCGTTTCCTACCTTATCGGTTTCTGGTTGCCAGAAACGTTCATCATCTTTAGCATATGTCTGTTTGTTGCTATCGGCAATTGCCTTAGTCAATTTGTCCAGAGAAGTGCTGTTCTTTTTTAGAGCTTTAAAGTCTACCATGTTTTATATCCTTGTATGGTTGTATTAAAAGTATGTCGTCTTGTCCACATTAGACATTGTGTAGTATCATTATATATCACGCGGCGATGGAAGTCAATCGCTTTTGCACAATCTTTTTGAAGACTGGCAAATAAACTTGCAGGAACGGCGCGTATTTCTTAATTATACTAGATATTTTTTCAAAGTAAAAGTCATGTTCATATTCTTTATCCCACTTAACAATACAGTTTGTGAGCCTGTCTAATATGACAATTGTTTCCATAGTGATAATACCTTGATTCATCATTACGAAAATTGGTGGATATCCCCTAGTTTTGTTCGCTGCCAGCATATCATCAATATTACCTTCAGCCAGAATTGTTTGAATGTCTTTGTCGAAGGTGTAGGTCAGGGATTCGTATATTCGTTTCCACTCAATGTAATTGTTGTATGCTTCTGGTTCCAGCAAATCCCTAGTCCATATGGTATTCTTATGCAGGAAGTTTGACACCAAGAACATTATAAATTCGTTGTCTTTGATCTTACGCGCCAGCTTGTGAAACTGATATTTGTCGCGCCGCTTTTCGAATGCATCTGGCGTCACACTCGTCTTACCATTATATTTGAAATAATCGTATGTTGGTGTAGTAAAATGTAGCTTTACTGCTTGATAGTGGCAATATGCTTCATAACCATTCATATACACCTCTCAAGCCACGCACCGAATAACCAGCTTTGCTTGCAGG